AACGTGGTCTTGCCGCACGTCCGGCGCTTTGAGGCCGGCATGGAAGACGGCTTGCTCACGCAGGAAGACCGCAACGCCGGCATTGTCGTGCGCTTTAACCTGGACGCCGCGCTGCGGGCCGACTTCAAGACCCGCCAGGAAGGTCTGCAGATCATGCGGTCGTGGGGAATCATCAACGCAAATGAATGGCGCGAGATGGAAAACCTGAACCCGATCCCGGCCGAGGACGGCGGCGAGGACTTCGTGCGACCGCTCAACATGGCCGTCGCCGGCCAGACCGACGAGTCTGAAATCACCAGCACAACCGACGGCGAAGCGCCGCCGAACTAGGGGCAAACGATGGACGGAAGCAGAGCACCAGAAACCAAGCGCCTGCGGCTTGAATTTAACGTCAAGGCGCTGCACGACAACGAGTTCGAGGGCTACGGGTCGATCTTCGGCAACGTGGACCTCGGCGGCGATGTGGTGATGAAAGGCGCATTCCGCAAGACGCTGGCCGAGCACCGCAAGGCCGGCACGCTGCCGCAAATGTTCTGGATGCACGACCCGGCGCAGGTGCCGGGCAAGTGGCTGGAGATGTCCGAAGACGACGACGGCCTGTACGTCAAGGGCCAGTTCGCCGACACCCAACTAGGCCGCGAGGTTCGCACACTGCTGACCATGAAGGCAGTCCGCGGCCTGTCCATCGGCTACATGATTACCGACAGCGACTACGACAAGAACGGCAACCGCCTGATCAAGGCCGCCGACCTCTGGGAGGTGTCTGTTGTGTCGCTGGCAATGAACCCGCAAGCGCAGGTGGAAAGCGTGAAAGCGCGACTTTCTGCGAGTGGCGAGTATGTCCAAACCAAGCGAGAGTTTGAGCGGTTCCTGAGGGATTCAGGATACAGCCGGGCCTTCGCGCTCAAGATGGCAAGCCAACTGGGCGACGATCCGCGGGACGCGGACGCCACCGAAGACGGCGTCGCCGATTCGATCAATCAACTCAGCAGCCGACTCTTACTTGCCAGTTACGAACTGGCCTGAGTCGCTGCCTCTACTACGAAGGAAAACGCAATGAGCACGGAACTGAAAGGGGCCATTGAGTCCCTCGGTAGCTCGTGGGAAGCCTATAAGAAGGCTAACGACGAGCGCGTGGCCAAGCTGGCCAAGGGCGAGTCTGTCGCCGAACTGGACGCCAAGCTGGCGAAGATTCACGCCGACGTGGAAGCTTCCGCAAAGGCCAAGTCCGATCTGGAGATCGAGATGAAGGCCCAGCGCGAGCGCATCGAGGAGCTGGAGGCCGCCACCCGGCTGCCCGGCGCTGCGGTCGCCGAGAAGGCCAAGAGCGAGTACAAGGACGCCTTCTTGGGCTTCGTCCGCTCCAACGGCCGCGACAACGAGGCCGAGCGCAAGCTGATCGAAGTCGGCAAGAAGGACATCACCGTCGGCACGACGAGCGCCGGCGGCTTCGCTGTCCCCGAGGAGATCGCCCGCCAGATCGAGGTCATGGAGCGCAAGCTCTCCCCAGTCCGCGACCTGGTGAAGGTGGTCACGGTGTCGACCAGTGACTACAAGGAACTGGTCAGCATCGGCAACACCACGACCTCCGGCTGGTCCTCGGAGACCGGCACCCGCAACGCCACCAACACGCCCGAGCTGCGTGAGGTGACGCCGACCTCGGGCGAGCTGTACGCTTACCCGAAGGTGTCGGAGTGGGCGCTCGATGACATCTTCTTTGATGTCGAGGGCTGGCTGACCGAGAGCGTGGCAACTGACTTCGCCATCGCAACGGCCAACGCGGTCCTGACCGGCAACGGTTCCAACAAGCCCACCGGCCTGTTGAACTCGGCGCCGACCTCGGTGGCCGACAACGCCTCGCCGATGCGTGCAGCGGCGGTCCTTCAGTATGTCCCCATCACCGGCGCGGCCTCGCCGATCGGTCTGACGGCTGACACGCTGATCGACACGTTCTACACGCTCCAGTCGGCGTATCGCCCGAACAGCACCTGGGTCATGAACAGCGCCACCACCGGCGCGGTTCGGAAGCTCAAGGGTTCCGACAATAACTACCTGTGGCAGCCTGGTCTGGCCTCGGGTGTGCCGGACACGCTGCTCGGCCGTCCGGTGTCGGTGTGGGAGCAGTCGGCTGACATCGCCGACAACGCCCTTCCGATCCTGTTCGGTGACTTCCGTCGGGGCTACCTGATGGTCGAGCGTGCGGGCCTGCGGATCATGCGCGATCCGTACACCACCGCTGGCTACGTGAAGTATTACGTGCGCCGGCGCCTGGGCGGCATCGTGCTGAACAACGATGCCATCAAGGCCGTGAAGATCAGCGAGAGCTGATAAGGCGGGCGGGGCAGGTCTTCGGGCCTGCCTCGCCCTTCTCTTATGCTAACCAAGCATTACGAAAACAAAGCGATTGCAGCCAGCCCCAGTCACAAAGACGTTCAGCGGTCCTGTGATCGTGGCGGCAACGGGTCCAAGCCTCACCAGCAACGCCGCCTGGCTGATTCGGTTGGCGCGGTGGTTCGGGCCATTCTCTGTCGTTACGGTCAGCGACGCACACCGACTGATCCCAACGGCTGACGCGCTGTACAGTTGCGATGCCTCATGGTGGAAAGTCCACCAGGGCGCGAAAGAGTTTAAGGGCGAGCGCTGGTCTAGCCACGGGCTAGACGACAAGACGAACGACAAGCTGGAGTGTGCCGCCGAGTGGGACTTAAAGCTCTGCGGCGGTCGGCACGGCGTTGGGTTCAGCACAAACCCGAGCCACGTCCACTACGGCAGCAATTCAGGATTTCAGGCAGTCAACCTCGCCATCCTGAAAGGCGCCACGGCCATTGTGCTGGCCGGTTTTGATATGCGGCCCGTAGATGGGCGCATTCACTTTTTCGGTGACCACCCGCCGGGTCTGAGAAACGGCGGCAGTTATGAAGGCTTTATTAAGGCATTTGAGCAGGCCAACCCGCCGCCGGTGCCGATCATAAACGGCACGCCTGGCAGCGCCTTGTCGGCGTTTCCAATCATGCCGCTCGGAGACGCGCTTGCGGACATTGGCGGTGATTGGCACCGGGCCGTCCCTCACGGCCTCGCAGGTCGATGCGGCGAGGCGTAAAGGCTTTAAGCTTTACGTTTGCAATAACGCTTTCCTGCTGGCGCCTGACGCGGCCCTGCTGCACGCCTGCAATGCAGAATGGTGGGACGCCTACTGGCCCAAGGTCAAAGACCTGCCGGCTCGCAAGACGACGATCTTTGCGGACACGGCCCGCAAGTATGGGATTGAGTTTGTGCCGGGCATCTGGCAGGCAGGACTGGCAGAAAAGCCGCGCATCAGCTACGGCCACAGTTCCGGCTTCCAGTTGCTGAACCTGGCCTACCACCAGAAGCCTGACCGCATTGTGCTCTTGGGCTATGACATGAAATACGCACCGGACTACGACGGCCGGACCAAGCAGGTCGGCAGCACGCCGCGGCACTTCTTCGGCGAGTACGAGTCAGCATTGCAGCACTGGCCGAGCCAACAGGTGCGGAATGGGTTTCATGTGGAACTGATCGAGCTTTACAACCAAGTGGCAAGGCTGAACAAGGTTGAGATCGTAAACGCCACGCCAGACTCGGCGTTGGAGTGCTTTCCCAAGGTGGACATTGACAAGCTATAAGCTGAGGCGGCCTGGCTATGACCGAAAACTGCGGCAGGTCGAGTCGCAGGTGGCAGACCTGGACGCAGCACTGCGCCACGTCAAGCGCTTCGACTGCGTGGTGCAGGCCGGCGGCGCGTATGGACTTTGGCCGCTGGCCTTGTCTGAACGGTTTAACACCGTCTATACGTTTGAGCCTGACTGTCACAACTTCCCGCTCCTGGCTGAGAACACCGCCGAGCGCGTGAACGTGATCCGCTGGCAGGCGGCACTCGGCAGCCAGGCTGGGTTCGTCGCCGTGCAGCGCGACGACGCCGAGGCTGACAACGCAGGCGCCGGCTATGTGGTCGCCGGCGGCAAGGTGCCGGTTGTGGCACTGGACACGCTATGCCTGCCGGCGCTC